GTAAGGGACACACCCCGCAGGGTATCTGGTCTATCAGCACCACGAACATAAATCTTTGCACCATTTATCATGGTGATGTCCATCTGATTGATGTGACTGTTTTGGATAACATCGCGTCCAATCTCTAACAGCACATCCCAAATAATCTGCCTTGCCTGGCCATTGGTAGGCGCCACATAAAGAACAGCGCTTCCGGCTGGACACTTGAGCGCCTCAATAATTAACGTAGTAGCCGCTAACCTAGACTTGCCACAACGCCGGCCAGCCGCCACAACCTTGAACCGTGTTGGATTCTTAAATACTTCTTGCTGCCAGGGCAGGAGTGAGAAGTTGAGGTCAGCCATATTTATCGTCTACATCAATTACATCCTCGACTACCGTTGCTTCGCCGATTCCAGTAATATTAATCGTGACAGCAGACCGTTGCGATTTTTCTTTTTCAAACATACTGATTGGCAACGTGCGGTCCATACACATTTTTAACGCGGCCATTTGACCGGGATGCGTATCATCTAAAGCAATATCAATTACTTTTTGCGCAACAGCACGTCCCCCAGACTTCAGCATGAGTTCTTTTAGCTCTTTGACTTTTTGATAGTCAGTTTTTGGCAAAACAGCAGGGGCGCGGTATTTCATGTTTTTGGACTATACCCTTTTTTTTGTGGGTAGGGGGCACCGTTAAAATTTTGTCCCAAGCCAGTACCCCTCCCCCCATGTCAACTATTGCCAGCATGTGGGCCATGTGGGCCATGTGCCGGCGAGCGGGCGAGCGGGCGAGCGGGCGAGCGGGCGAGCGGGCGAGCGGGCGAGCGGGCGAGCGGGCGCTGCAGCCACACGGCCGGCGCCAAGCGATGAAAACCGGGTCGCTGCAGGCAAAAAACACGATATAAAAAAGCTATAGGTACCCTATTCCCCATCGTTTTGCACTATCCTAATATTTTGCGGCCGCATCCCGGGGCGATAGCCCATCATGTGAAGGTGGTGATAAATGGCCAGTAGTTCATTAAATCCACGCGATAAATCACCGGCGCCGGCCGCTCGAATGATCGCGCGCTGCGCGGCCGTGAGCGGTCGGCGCAGTTCTTTTGTATCGGGTTTGCACGGGCGGACCATGGCCGCGATTCTACAGTTGTGGGCCATGTGGGCCATGTGGGCCATGTGTTTTTTTTGGGCGCCCGCCACCACATTTTTTATATCTATATATATATTTATTATTTTATGATTTAAATAAAATAATAGACCACATGGCCCACAAGGGACCTAAACCCTTGATTTATAAGCCATTTTTGTGGGCAACGTCGATAGCCCACACACACCCACACGTGCCCACAAATAAGGGTTTATCCCTATGTACAATCGTAAGGCAATCCCTGACACTACACCACCGGCGCAAAATCGCACCGGCACACAGTCAACTATAGTAGAGGTTCATTATGCAAGTCCACGTCACTATGAAGTCAGCCAACGCGAAAACCGGCCCGATCCCTGTCAGCACCACTGAGCGCGCCAGCTGCCCGCCAGACTGCGCGATGCGCGCCGAATGCTATGCGGCCAGCGGGCCGCTGGCGCTGCATTGGGCAGCTGTCAGCGCTGGCACGCGCGGCACGTCATGGGGCCAATTCTGCGAGACCATCGCGCAGCTGCCCGATGGCCAGCTGTGGCGGCACAATCAAGCCGGTGATTTACCCGTGGCCGGTGGCACGGTTGACGCTGTCAAATTAGGCCAGCTGGTGGCCGCAAACGCTGGCAAACGCGGATTCACGTATTCGCACCACCGGGATGCGGCCAGCATCGCATGGATACGGCACGCGAATGCATGGGGTTTCACTGTCAACCTGTCAGCCAATGATCTGGCCGATGCCGATGCGTTGGCCGATCATGCGGCCGGGCCGGTGGTGGTGGTTTTACCGTCAACCACCACGGCCAACACCACCACGCCAGCTGGCCGGCCGGTGGTTATCTGCCCGGCCACACAGCGCGCCAATGTGAGCTGCGCCACGTGCCAGCTGTGCCAGCGCCAGCGCGCGGCCATTGTGGGTTTCCCGGCCCATGGCTCACGCCACCGGGTGATCAATTTGCGCTTGGCCAATGCTTGACCTTATGCGGCCGTCACTGGCCGCATCGGGGCGCGCATTGGTGCACGCTATAACCTCGAAAGGTAAATTATGGACATCATCGACAAAACAAATTTGGCCAGCGCTTATGCGGCCGCATGGCTGGCCGTCAAGGGGCGGCCAGCGACTGTAACCGTTGACCCACATGGCTGGTTCACAGTCAATAAGGGGATCGGCGTCACTGAGCGCGTGCGCGCCAGCGTGTTGATCAAGGGGCTGGCCGTGCTGGCTGGCCGCATGGCTCAGGGCGATGCGCAAATTTGCAAAAGGGGATAAACCATGATTAAGACCATGAAGGCAAAATTTAAGGGCAAGGATGCGCGCACTGGCGCGCCGATCTATCCCGGTGACGAGATCCAATATTGCACGGCCACGCGCCGGGCATGGATCACAGGCGAACCGGGCGAAATTACGTTCATTGGGGAAAGTGGCCCGACCACGTTCTATCGAAACCCACGCGGCCGGTGCGAAGATTATCCATGTTGTGGGTGCTGCACTATATGACCTACTACACCACTAAGGGCGCAGCCCAAGCGCTGGCCAATGCCTTGGCCATCGATGATGCCGACGCATGGGTTTATGAGGTCCACGCGAGCCCGCGCGGGTTCTATGTGGCCGTGTTTGATTTTGATCACTTTTTTTTGGGGAACTTATGACCGACCGCATACAACGCATTGTTTTTTTGGTGGCCATCATTGTGGTGGCTTTGGATCTTTTTATCTGGAGACCGTAACATGCAAACGATTAAACTAGGGAAAACCCTATACGTCACGCGCCGGGATGATATTCTGGCGCACCACGCAAAATGCACCGGCAAGCATAAGCCGGTGAAGTCCAAGGGCACCGTTAAGCGGTTCTATCCGCTCAATGGCGCCAATATGACTACGGCCCAATATGTGGCCGCTTATGAAACCCTGAACAAGGGGCTAACCGCCTGGGACTGGCAGCCTCTGAGCACCACGCCCACCGTGGCCACCGGCGACGATAGTGCATGGGAGGTTGACCATGATTAACCTGATTTTCCAAAATAAAAAAACGACGGCCTACGTGAAGCTGATCGAAGGCCAGCATCCTAACGGCGCGACGGTCCGGCGGCGCGGGCGCGGTTATAGTGATTTTGACGTGATCGAAAATTTAATCCGCGTCGGCTGGCTTGAAAAGAGGGCCGCCGGCCCACGCGGCGGCACGCGCTATTTCACAACAAACGCGGGCCTTGAGGCCCTGAAGGGTGTAGCATGAAAATTATCAATATTTTGGCCGGTTTTCAAAATTCATACAACGCGAGCGCTTGGCAAGTGTGGCGCGGTCCCGATTTGCTGGCCGTTTTTCGCACTCGCGCGCAAGCGCGCGCGTATGTGAATGATCCACCCGCCACCGACGTCGCTGAAAAAGCGCTGCATCCGATCATGGCCCAAGCGCTGGCGCCGTGGGCGCCGCCGCCGCGCACTGAATTGGTCACGCGGGCGCTTGCCCTGGGCATCACTGCGCCGGACGCGGCAAGGGCGCAGGAATGCGCCGACATGGCTGAACAGTTTGCGCAGGGTTTGACCGACGACGAAGTCGAGCAGTGCAAAGCCGACGCGATGCGGAGGGCCGGCTTATGACGCTGACCGATTTCTGTGCAATACCACGCACTATGCATGAGTGTGAGGCCGAAGGGTACACACGCGACCAGGTCTATGCTGCAGTCAAGCGCGGCCAGCTCGTAAACCAAAACCGGCGCGACGCCTGGGGACGGATACGGCGCGGCGCCGGCCTGTTTACTGTGACCGACCCTCGACCGGCTTATGACGCGGCCGCGCTGGTCCACGCATGGGGGGCGGCGCCATGTGGTATGCCGTGATCGCGTTAGCGCTGCGCGTCCTTTTTGGCCGCAAAAAATAAAAGGGCCCCGCAAGGGGCCTTTTTTACGTCATCTCGACCATGCGGCGCAGGTCCGATTTTGACGCGCCAGCCATGTCGGCCGCGCAAAATACATGTTTTCGCGTATCGTAGTCGCGCGATTTAATTCGGCCCAGGTCAATCCAACCGGCCTCCTTCAGTGCGTGCAGCAACGCGGCTTGGACGATCTTAGTGCCTGTGGGCGCTTGGCCTTGCAGCCGGTCGCAAAGGCCGTGAAACGGCGCGCCTATGGCGCCGCGCGAGAATTCGCCCACACGCCGGCGCATGAGGTCCACCAAAAACGATTCGGCCGTGCTCATGCCGTGCTCGACCATGATGGCCTTGGCTTCGGTCATCGGCGGGGGCGCGTTCGGGTTCCAGGCGCTCACGTCCCGGTTGTGCAGATAACTGGCCACGGCCTCAAAGCCGCCCTGCCTTTGGTACCAGTTCCACAACCCCGTCGCCTGGGCCTCTGGCAGTTTAGGCACGTCGGCCCAAAGGACAAACCATCGGCGGTCTTCACTTGGCAGCGAAATGGCCACACGTTCGTTGGAGAATGCAATTACAAAGACCCGGTTTAGGGCCATGTAAGGGTGCAGGCCCTTACGGTTAACCGATAGCAATTCAGGGGGCGCAGCGATGATGGGTTTAAGAGTGTTCTCCAGCGCTCGGCGGTCTTTGGCCTCTGCTTGGCGTAACTCGGCGATCTCCATCACTTCGCATTCAAGCGCGTAGCCCCATTGGGAGTTCAAGTCTTCGTTTTTGACCAGGCTGCAGTTGTGTTTGGATTCACCACCAATGGCCCAAAAGAAGGGGGCGAACAGGGTATCCTTGCCCGACCCATGATTGCCGCCCATCAGGATGGCATGATTGATTTTATGGCCTGGAAACTGGACCTTGTGGGCCAGCGCGTTGAGCAGGTGCTCACGCTCGAAACGCTCGGGCACCATGCGCTCGACGTGCGCCAGCCAAGGCGCAACGTCGGCTGCTACCGGCGCCGGTCTGGCGTTGCGCCAACGGTTACCGTACACGTGGCCATCTCGCACCACCAGGCCGCCGGCGCCTGCAGCGTAAGTAATGCCGACCAGGGACTTGGCGCCCTTGGTTTGGCGGTTTTCATCGAACGAGTAAGACGCCTCGATCTTTCGGCCACTGTGAATTGACTTGCAGCCTATGTGCCTGAACAAGGCATTGAAGGTGCCGCGCGCAAGCTCGCGTCTGTCTTGCATGTCGAAATAGGCGTCGTCCTCTTGGATGTACGCGAAACGCTCCCACCATTCGGACCTCTCGACGCGGCCCAACTCTTTGCGCTCCGCATCCGCTATGACCGCCGCCGCGTTGTCTTTAAACATGTCGGTCGGCGTGAGCTTTGCCAATGCCTGGTCCATGGCCTGGGTTAACAGTTCTTCGCGCAAACCAGGCGCATGTTTGGGGCCGCCATTCTCGGCCACCCAGTCTAAAAACGTCTGTGAATTAAGGCCCTGGCAGTGCCCATGGTAACAACAATATGCGCGGTTGGCCGGTAAATAGCGCCCCTCTGGATTACCGTCGCTGTGTTGCGCGCTGTTGGGGCATATGACGCCGGTCCAACCCAGTGAGTTAGGTTTGGTAAGGACCATTCCCTTTTCAGATAACCAGCGCATCACGTCGTCGTTACCGTCGTCGGCCAATGTGATTGAGCGCGCGCCGTCACCTTGCTCCATGTGGGGCACAACGCCCAATGCGCTGCAGATATCGTCTAACGTGTATTCGCATTCTGGGTTGAATTCGACCAGGCGACTGACAAAGCCATTAGCGCTCGGTTTTAAATTAACTGAACCAGGCAGTCTAAAGTTGCGAACCGGGTTGCTGGCGCCGGGGTCGGTATAGCCAGCATCAGCAATGGCGCCATACGCGGCCACATACGCCGCTTTGGTTGGTTGTTCGTTAAAGACGTAAACCCATTGAAAATTATTTGCTGAACTCTCAATTATCCAAGTTGGCTTAAGGGGAGGCGTTTTTGATTTGGTACCTATGTCGTCCAGCATCAGGCAAAGTACATACTCGATGTTGCTTTTAGATGCACTTGGATATTCGTTTTTAAAACGATCAATCTTAAAGATGCCGGTGTTGCCATACCATGCTTGACCGGCTTTTATCTTATTCTTGTCGGGGTAATATGCCGGCCAAGTTGCGACAATAGCACCGTCAGCGTGAAACTGAATCGCGCCGTCTTTTAGTTGTGGTTTTTGCCTTACAAATAGGGCCGTTTCGCCCTCTCCGGCTAGGCCGCAGATATAATCGATAAACTCCACGTTTTCTCCTTTAAAAGCCTGCCTGCAAGCGGGCTTTTTTATTTGCCATACCTCGACATGATCGCTACCTCTGCGTCAAGGGGCAAGCCCTTGGCCCACTCGGGCGGCGTACACATCACTTCTTTTAACCGCGCGGCCATCTCCTCTGGCCGGTCGGTCTCAATGACCACCTCGTCATGGACGTGGAGCACCACGTCATCAAGCTGGCGCAGGGAATGACGCAATAAATCATTGGCGGTGGCCTGCGTAATATTCTCACACGCCAACCCCTTCCAAAGTCTTGCACGCGGCCATTCTTTTGCATCTGCGGCTGGTTTCCAAGCGGCCTTGGCGTAGGTCACACCATCGGCCTCCAGCTTGGCAAACGGGTAGCACAGCACCCGCCCAGAGGGTAAAGCGTACCAGAGATGTTGGCCATCGAACAGGTAAGTTACCCGGCCCACGCTGAACTCATGGCCCTTGTTTCGCATGGCCCTGGTGTAGGCTTCTTCCAGGTTCTGCCAGTAAGGCACCGACCATGGGTTATTGCGCCGCCAAGCGTCCACCATGCGGCGCGCGTCTGTCTCAGGCAGGTGTACACCATACACACGGCCCATGGCTGCAAAGGCGCCAACGCCACCGGCAAAGCCGCAGGCGAGCTCCTGAACTTTTCCGATCTGGCGCTGGTCTTTTGTAATCTGCGCGTAAGCCACTCCAAACGTCACAGCAGCGTTGACCTTGTACACATCCTCGCCCTTGGCAAAGATAGCCAGCTTGCGCTCGCCTGCGGGGCAGTTGGACAACCATGGGGTGGCGCGCGCCTCGATGGACGCCCAATCGGCCACGACCAGGGATTTACCCTTAGCCGGTATCAGTGCGGGCCGGAGCATTCCTTTGAGG